GGAAAATATCCTTTTGGGACGTAGTTGCTCCACAGATGAAGTCCTTAAACCTTACATCGAAACCTTTAGAAAATGGGCAAGTAAGAATGTCGAGAAAACGCACTGGTGCGAAAGGGCCTTGGTCGGTCCTGGTTACGCTGGCCGATGTGATGCCTACGTCCGACTAAAGGGAATTGGAGATGCAATCATCGACCTAAAGAATCGCAAGATTAACAAGAAGTACAACACGCCTCCATTCTATCCGACCGATGCGCAACAGCTTTGGGCCTATAGAAACGCGAGCGAGAATCCTAAAGCAGCCTGCGTGTCAGTTGTTCTGGCATCCAATGATCCAGAATACATAGAGCATCATCAGTGGGACGAAGACGAACTCTACCAAGCTGGCATTGCATTTTGCGCGATGCAGAAAGTATGGGTTTGGGTGAAGGGCTATACGCCTCCAGGGATGAAGTTATGACCGCACCTACAATCCAAGAGATGGGCAACGCTGCACAGGAAATCGTGTGGCGTGTGATGGGTAAAGGATCGGATAAGTCTGGTTACGGAGATTGGCTGGTGAAGGATCGGCCTACTCACGATTATCATATCGCCAGAGCCATCCGCCACCTTGCCACAGCGCAGATGCAGTTGCATAAATCAACGCCTTGTCCTGACGTCAACGGAGAAACAAGTGTTGACCATCTTGAGCGTGCGCTGGTAAGGTCGCTTTTTGTGTTAGCTCAAATAAGAAAGGAAGTACCAAGATTATGAGATGGATTAAAAAGGAATTTGACGAAGACGGAAAGCCAGAGTGGGCGGTTTATATTGACGAGGCTGGTGAAGGCAGAGAAGAGGACTGGTCGCACTTTGATACATATCCTTCCAGGGATGAAGCAGTAGAAGCCTGCTGGAAATACACCTGGGAAGACTACGACTGTAACGACAAATGAAAAAAGGATTAGTAACGCAGGCGTTCGGGGATGATTGGAAGAAGATCCTAGAGCTTACGCAGCCAAGAATGGAGGCTTACTGCAAGCGTCACAAGATTGACTTCATGGCATTGGAGAAGCCTCTTGTCGAGCCAGTGCAGTACAGTAAATCCGCAATTGGGAACATCATGGCCACAAAGGGCTATGAACAGATTACGTTTGTTGACTGCGATGTTCTGATTGCACACGACTGCGATGAGATTGGTGCTGAAGTAGAGATGTTCTCGGCATTTGATGAGGGTGCTTTCCTTGATCGCAAGTACGAGATGGGCAAGCTTGCCAGCGCATTCGGGGCAAGGATTGATCCAAGATTCTACGTCAACACTGGCGTATTTGTAGTTTCTTCCAAGGCCGTTGGTATACTTTCCATGCCTCCGCTTGGATTGCTCCCGAATCATTTTGCCGAGCAGACCTGGATGAACATTATGATTCATCTGTGGAATGTCCCGATTGATAATCTTGACCCAGCCTACAACTGCATGACCAGCGTGGAGTCGCACTTTGGGCTGGATCGGTACAAGGACGCATTCTGCATTCACTACGCTGGGCAGTCGAATGATCTTGTTAAGCTGGCCGAGCAGATCAAAGCTGACGACGCAAGGCTAGTCGAGCTAGGACGATGACCGAGATTAAAGTCGTCGAGGAGTGCGGAAAGTTCCGACTTCACACGATGGCTGGAAACGTAATTGGTCCTCGCCTGTGGGGATCGAGGCCGCCAAAAGGATTCCCGCCACTCACTGATTTATTCGATTCACAAGAAGAAGCAGATTTGGCTTGTCAGGAATGGAACGATTATGCGAAATGGCATAAGGCACAACGCAAACGTAAATGAGATCAACGCATTTAACCAAGGGTGACTACGACGAAAGACTGCAGCAGTTGGCTGGCGAGGTTGCGTTGCAGGCGATCCGTGACCTGCGGATGCTCCGAAAGCGGGGGATGGTGGAAGGCATGAAGATTGTGCGAGATCATCACGGCGTACCTCTTAACGATGCTCTTGAATATAAGAATATGCACGAGGTGCAGAATTTAATTAAGGACTTTAAGAACGGCACTGTTGCCTGGTGGTGCAGGGCTTCAGGAATAAGGATCGACAATCGAACGCTGCTACGCAAATTGGAGGACAATGATTATGCAATTGCTTGAAACAATTGGTGATATGATCTGGATTCTGACTTGGCTGGCTTTTATGTTTTGCGTTCTTGCTTCAATTCTTTTGGCTGGAGTGTTTATCGTCTGCAAGCTGATTGATTTCATAAAGGAAAACATACTATGATCGAGACATTCAAGCAGAAAGTATTGACCGCATCTGTAGATCGCTATGTGCTTACTCCTAGCCAGTGCGAGATGCTGCGCCAAGACGCAGAGATCATTGGCATGAAGCGTGCGCCAGTACTAGCCAAGGATGGGGTAACGCATAAAGTATCTCGTACTCGTACATGCTCGTCGTGTTGGATACCATTCAGCCAACATCACAAGTGGATCTACAATGTGATGAAAGAGATTACAGAAAGCATCAATGCCGAGCAATGGCGATTCGACATCCAAGGCATCCAGCAGTTGCAGGTGCTTCGCTATCGTCCGTTCCAGCGTTTCAAGTGGCACTGGGATTCGTATACGGCCTCTGATCGCAAACTTACAGCCGTAGTCAACCTATCCGCACCACACGAATACATTGGTGGCGGGTTGCAGATTAAGGCCGACATTGAGAACGCTCGGTTCATACGCGAGCAGGGGGCTGGATGCTGGTTTCCATCTTACCTAGAACATCGCGCTCGTGCGCCGATCTGGGGTACACGCTGGGTGTTGGTGGCTTGGTTTACTGGACCTGCTTGGAAATGATCCAGCTTAATCCAGAGCTATGGATGATGACTCCAAAGGGTGAGGGCATGGCATTCCTAGTTACGGACTATGGGATGGACCACAATAAGATATTCACAGTGATGCTTAACTCTGGCGAGATACTTGACTTTGACCTGCGCGATTGTCGCAGATGCGAGAACCCAAGCTTCGGGGTACAAGCACCATCAGTGCCTAATCCCTATTACAACATATAAGGAGAATAGAATATGCTCGGAAAAGACGTATCGAAGAATATGCATGAGTTGGCTATGGACAACAAGAAGAAGGGCAAAGAGCGTGGCGCAGGCGGTAAGCCTCGCTCACGCCAGCAGATGATTGCCATTGCGCTGTCCGCAGCAGGCAAGAGCAACAAGTCGCCTCGCAAGTTTCGCATGCGGTCAGGCTCGTAATGGATACAGAGTCTAAAGCCAGACTCAAGTGGGGGCGCGACATCCTTCTCTCTGCCAGGGAAAAACTGGTTGTGGAGAGGGATCGCGCTTCTCATGGCCGTGCCATCGACATGATCCAGATAATTACGATGGTGGATGCTGCGGCTTTGATTTGTAAGGAGATTGTTGAGGAGCAATGAAATACTTATCAGTATGCTCTGGTATTGAGGCAGCGTCCAAGGCTTGGGAGCCTATTGGATGGGAGCCAGTTGCGTTTTCAGAAATAGAACCATTTCCGTCAGCGGTGCTGAAGCATCATTGGCCGGAAGTACCAAACTTAGGAGACATGAGTAAATATGAACAATGGGAAATACAAAGCGGATCAATTGACATTCTGGTCGGAGGAACGCCATGCCAATCCTTCAGCGTTGCAGGACTTAGGCAAGGACTCAAAGACCCCAGGGGAAACCTTATGCTTACATATCTTGCAATCGCTGAACGTCTCAAACCTCGATGGCTTGTCTGGGAAAATGTCCCTGGTGTCTTGTCATCTAACGGAGGAAAAGATTTTGGTTCCTTCCTCGGAGCGTTGGGGGAGCTGGGGTATGAGTGGGCATACCGAGTGCTGGACGCTCAATGGTTCGGAGTGGCCCAAAGACGCAGACGTGTGTTCGTTGTCGCACATCTTGGAAAAGGGAACCTTGCCGCAAAGGTTTTATTTGAGTCCGAAAGCGTGCGCCGGAATCCTGCGCCGAGCCGAGAAGCGGGGCAAAGAGTTGCCACCAATGTTGAAGCAGGCGTTGGGGTTAGTCCAACAATCACCCAATGCAAGGGAAGTCGAGGAGGATGTAGTGACGAAGCCTTAATAAAGATTAAAGCAGTTCACGAAGCGATTAACGCTGGCATACCAGACGTATGTGCAACGATTGATTGCGGGTTAAGCAAACAAGTTGGAAAACAATTAACCCAACAAGCTGAAAGTTTTTACTTTCCAATCCCAATCCACGATCAAGCCACTCGCTTCTCTGGTAAGCGTGGAGACAAGCAAGACGGCAAAGGTAATGGACTTGGAGTGGGCAAGCCAGGTGATCCTTGCCCCACCTTGACTAAGGGAGACAAGCACGCCGTCCTATACGAAAACCATCCCAACGACAGCAGAGTAACTGGCCCGCACGATGTCGCTCCTAGTTGCGTATCACGATACGGAACGTACAACCACGCTCTACAAGAAAAAGCTGTACCGATTCGATCAAGTGCTTCAGACATTTGCCACACTGGTGGAGTCATCAATCCAGCGGATCGGATGGCAGTACGCAGGCTCACGCCAAGAGAATGTGAACGACTCCAAGGTTTTCCGGACGATCACACGATGATTCCTTGGCGTAACAAACCAGCGGATCAATGCCCAGATGGGCCACGCTACAAGGCTCTTGGAAATTCTATGGCCGTGCCGTGCATGGATTGGATTGGAAAAAGGATTGACGCAGCAGAAAAAACTAAATAGAAAGGCAGGCCAAATGAAACTATGGACAAATAACACAAACGCAATTCACAAGGTTGACGATAATCTACTTCACGTTCGCAATACCTACGTTCTACCAGATGAGCTTACTGGCGGGATATGGACTGACTCCATTCCCTGCCCACATAAGATCAAACCGTACTACAAGGGCAGATCGGCTGGTGGAGCGACAGCAGTGTATCGGGCTGGTGCAATTGGTGATGCTGTGATCGCCACTGCATTCGTCAACTACTTGGTGCAGGAGTCGGGTGGGGTGGTGGATGTTTATGCGCCTGCTCGCAACCTGCCTCTCTACGCTGGGCTGGGTGCAAAGTTATATCCGCTGCCTTGCACGCTTGAGGCATGGGAGTCGTATGACTCGCATTTGCCTACTGACGATTTGTTCAGCGGGCAGGTTGGGGATACAAAGCTTGGGACTGGTCCTGGCAATTGCTACAAGCGGATCTACGAGTGGATGGGTGTGTGGGATGAGAAGACGATGGCAAAGTATTGTAAGCCTATCCTGCACCTGATTGAGCCTGACCATGAAGAGCTGAAGGCTTTGGGTAGGTGGCCATTGCCTGAAAAGTATTTTGCCTATCACGTTTCTTCGAGTGGACCAACTCGCACCTACCCGCCCAAGATGGGGCAGGATGCGGTGCTGGCGTTGCTGGAGGCTTTCCCAGAACATCACGCAGTAATTATTGGGTTGGACAACAGTAACAATTTCCATGTCGATCATCCTCGCGTCATTGATTTGTTTAACACGACTAAGGCGATCAGATCATTGTTCCCAGTTGTAGCCAACGCTGACTTTGTTGTGGCTCCAGATAGCAGTGTGAATCACATCGCTGCTGGGCTTAACACGCCGTGCGTTTCGCTGTGGGGATCATACGATCCAGCCGACAGAATGAGTTTCTATCCGCTAAACGTATCGGTGTTTAAGCCTGACGTTTGCCCACACGCACCTTGCCGACCGCACGCTGGGTTGCCACAAGCGAAGTGTAAGGATGCGACAAACAAGACTCCGAAGACTCAGATGTGGTGCAATGCCCTGCGGAACATAAAAGCCGAGGATATTGTTGAGGCCAGCAAGAAGGCGATGGAGTTGGAGGAGAAGAAATGAACAAAGTAAAGTTCTATTGGGGTGAGGAAACTTACACCCTTTGCGTAACCCAAGACGATTGTTGGCTTGAGGATGGACCTTCTGATATTTCGGATAGAATGCTGAAGGGCATGGACGAGCTTGCCATGGAGAATGGGATGCTACCGCCCAAAGGTTTGTGTGCCGAATGCTGGAAAGGAACTTACGAGGCAATAGTCGAGGACTACCATATAGGAGGTGAAACTATTAAAGACCTTGACCTAGAAAGATGCCCTAGGTGTAGACATACAATTTTGCCTTGGCAATCGGCGGATAGAGTTGACAAGGTATTGGAGGCATTGAAGAAGCCAGCAGAATTATGCCCTACTTGTCGCAAGTCAAACACGATTGATTTTACTGGCGATCTCAAGATGGATTCGGTTTGCAAGCTGAACGACGAGCCTTTTACTGTGCCAAACATAACCAGAACGCAATGCCCTGAATGTAAGGATGAGTTTTTCACTATGTCTGAATGCAAAAAGATTGATGCTGCTATTAAGGCAGAGCAGAAGAGGCGGGGGTCGAAATGAGTTTTGAGAAAGGCAACAGCAAGGATGGCAAGCATTACTGGCTTACTCCCCCAGAACTTTACAGACAACTCAACGATGAGTTTGCATTTACATTTGATCCTTGCCCATATCCAAAGCCAGATAATTTTGATGGCCTTGACGCTGAGTGGGGTGAATCAAATTATGTAAATCCTCCATTTGGAGTTGTCATTCACAACGGAAAGAAGAAGGGTGCTACTGCTTGGGCTAGGAAATGTATCGAGGAAAGTAAGAAAGGAAAGAAAGTTGTTATGGTATATCCAATTGATAAGTGGGTTTTAATGTTGCTTGAGGCTGGTGCAAAGGTTAGGAATTTGAGGGATGTTAAATGGATTGCAACCGAGGACGGATCTGTTGGTCCTGGCACTGGAAGGCATATCGCTTGCTTTATTCTTGATGGAGAAAAACAAAAAGGAAGTTACAGAATGTAGTATAACTAACTGGCGTTGTGGTACGCAGGGAGATCCTGCGGCGGGCGTTCCTCAGTGTGTCTCCTCTTGAATCAGAGCCAGTTTGAATTTTTATGACAACAGCACAACGCCAAGCTGAAGAGATCGTAGGCCAAGTGGATTGGCAGTCCGAAAACCACGGGCTGTGTAAGTGTCCAGGTGAAGCTGCACATACCAGCCACACTCGCATTAGAGATACAACGGTGTTCGTTGATGGCGCGCCGACTATATTTTGCTGGCATACGAGTTGCGCTCCGTATCGTGATGAGGCTAACCGCAAGCTGCGCCGAGCCATATCCAGCGATGTGCTTTACAAGCCAGTCAACATTATGTCGGGGGGTACTGCTGCGCCCAAGCTAGTCATTAAGAAAGACCCGCACGCCGAGGTGTTGGATAGAATCAAGACGATTGCAGAGTCGAATAGGCAACGATACTTGACACATTACAATTGGGACCCAGCTGATATGTTTGAGGAGAGTCCAGTCAAACTGGAAGATCCAGAATCCGAGTATCACTTGTTCCTATCGCTGTTCAACATCGCTGACAATATCTGGATCGGGGATGTGAAGGACAGCGGGAGGCATCCGCAGAACTTTAGGTCAGCTTGGGATTGGAAGAAACTGGATGCGCCGATAGGTCAGTACACGACTGGCGCGACCTACAAGCAAGGAACGATCAGCAGATCGAACGATACGGTTGAGCATAGGGTGTTCTTGGTGGTGGAGTCGGATGTTCTTACGAAGCCACAGATGGGTGCAGTGTTCCAATTGATGCGTGATTTATTCAGCATGAAACTACACGCTGTAGTTGATACTGGAGGAAAGAGCTTGCATGGTTGGTTTGAGATGCCACCTAAGAACGAATGGGTGGAACAGTTAAAAGCTTTTCTTATTCCGTTAGGATGCGATCCTGCAACATT